GGTATTAACAGTTTTTATTCAAGCACAAGTAACGAACTGTACATAACAGCAGTTCAGTTAGAAGTTGGCGATGTTGCAACTGAGTTTGAAATATTAAGTTATCCTGAAAAATTAGTTTTATGTCAAAGATATTTTCACAAAGCTAACCTGCCTATGTCTGCTACTTCTTTTTATGCTGCGGGAGCGTACTCTACTAATTGGGCTGTAGGATATCCATTTCCTAATGAAATGAGAGCAACTCCAACAGCTACGCATAGTTATACAAACAGAGACAATACAGCAAGTCTTGGGACACAATCTTATACAGGAGCATTAAATAGTCATGGTTGTAGAATAGGTGGTACAAATAGTTTGGCTGCTTATCCTTATGCTTATTGGGATTTGACATCAAGTTTTGATGCGGAGCTATAATTATGGATGAAATAATATTTACTAATCCAAAATATGTTAAAGATGAAAAAACAGAACAAAACATCTTTATACAAGCAACAGTAGATGGTCAACTGTGTGATATACCTTTAGATGAAGAAAATAGACACTATAAAGAAATTAAACGACAAGAAGACGCAGGAACACTAACCATAGAGGCAGCAGACTAATAAATGGCTAGAAGTCAACCATACGGTTTTGCATGTTCAGGAGGATTAGTAGATAGTGCTAATCGTTTTGACTTGTTTAAAGCTCCCGGAGTAGCAACTACACTAAGAAACTTTGAAGTTGCTGTAGAGGGTGGTTACAGAAGAATAAATGGTTATAGTTTATTTGGTGGTGGTAGTTCTGCTAGACCTAACTCCTCTAATCAAATATATGGATTGTTTGTTTATGCTGATGGAGTAATAGCTGCAGGTGGTAGCAATATTTATTTTAGTCAAGATGGAACTAGCTGGTTACAAATAAATAAAGCAAGTGTAGCAAGTAGTGGTGATAATCATACTGCATTTACAGGTAGAAGTGCACTTAGTTTAACATCACCAGCTCAGTATAGTTTTGCACTATACGAAGGTACATCTGTTTATGGTGACTTAGTTATGACAGATTCAAGTGGTAGTAATAAACCATTTTTATTTAAGATGACTGGTACAGATTCAGATATTACCAACAGAACATTTTTTGCTAGTCAGATAACAATAAGCGGTAGTACAACTGCAAAATTTTGTACAATACATGGAAGACGCTTAGTAGTTGCAGGAGACCCATCAACACCAAACACAGTTTACATAAGTGCTGTTAATGACATAGATGATTTTACTGGTGGAGTCTCAATAACATTAGAAGACCAAATAGTAGGTCTCAAAAGTTTCCGTAACGAATTATTTATATTTTGTAAAAACTCTATCTTTAAATTACAAAATGTTGACAACTCATCAGCTCTACAAGTTGTACCAGTTACTAAAAACGTGGGTTGTTTAGACGGACAAAGTATTCAGGAATTTGGTGGTGACTTAATCTTTTTAGCTCCAGATGGATTAAGAACGGTTGCCGGTACAGCAAGAATTGGAGATGTGGAGTTAGGCACAATAAGTAAAGCTATTCAGCCACAGATAAAACAGATAGCAGATAACATTGACACTTTTACAATTAGTAGTGTCGTATTAAGAGATAAGTCACAGTACAGATTATATTACGGTAAGTCTAGTCAAAGTGATTTAATACAAGAAGGAATTATAGGAACACTAAGACCTGAAGGTTGGCAGTGGTCAGAAACAAGAGGTATCGAAGCTCCGGCAGTTACTTCTGGTTTTACAAACACTGGAGTTGAGAAAGCATTTCATGGTGACTTTGCAGGGTATGTTTACAACCATGATACAGGTAACTCATTTAACCCTGCAGGAACTGAAAGCGATATAGATGCTCAGTATACAACACCTGACATTGATTATGGTGATTTAGGTATGCTAAAAACTTTACAGTATCTAAAAATATCTTTTAGTCCAGAAAATGATGCTACACCAACAATTAGGGTTAGATACGATTTTGAAAGTACGGATACACCACAACCTGCTGACATTAGTTTAGGAACTGTACCGTTACCATCACTTTTTGGTAGTGCTGTATTTAATACTAATACTTTTGGTGCAGGAGAACATCCAACAGTAAGAACAGCATTAACAGGAAGTGGACATAGTAATAATTTTAGTATTTTTACAAAGAACACAAATCAACCGTACATTATAAACGGTTTGTACATAGACTACGTACCGTCAGGAAGGAGATAATAAATGGCTCAAAACTACACTAGACAAAGTTCATTCAGTGATGGGGATACTATTACTGCTGCGTTATTTAATAACGAGTACAATCAATTAGTAAACGTATTTGCCTACTCATCTAGTAGTGCAAGTTCTACAGGTCACAGACACGATGGTAGTGCTGGACAAGGTGGTAACATATTTAAGATTGGTGACTTAGACTTTTTAAACAAAATAGAAGTTGACAGTACAAATAATAGATTAGGATTTTATGTAGAAGTTTCATCTTCAGCAGTAGAACAAATAAGAGTACAAGACGGTGCTTTAGTACCTGTTACAGATAGTGATGTTGACATAGGTACAAGTTCTTTATACTTTAAAGATGCATTTATAGATAGCATAACTACAACAGGTAATGTATCTGTAGGTGGTAATTTAGATGTTACAGGAACAATAGACTTTAGTGATTCTGCAATTACTAATGTGGGTAGTATTCAATTAGACAGTATCGCAGGTGATGCTGATTCTAATACTTCAATAACTTTTAGTGGCTCTGATGTTATAACTATAGCTGCTGGAGGAGATAATCAAGTTACCTTTACTAATGGAGCTATTGTACCTTCTACAGATAATGATATAGATTTAGGTACAAGTTCAGTAGAATTTAAAGATGCTTTCTTCGATGGCACAGTAACTACTGATGCCTTAGTAGCTGATACTGCAGACATAAACGGTGGTACAGTTGATGGTGCTGTTATTGGTGGTTCAAGTGCAGCAGCTATTACAGGTACAACAATTACAGGTACAAGTTTTGTTATAGGTTCTGCAGATATTAGTGAAGCAGAATTAGAAACTATAGATGGTGTTACTGCCGGTACAGTTGCAGCTAGTAAAGCTGTAGTTGTTGATAGTAATAAAGATATTGGTAGCTTTAGAAACATAACACTAACTGGTGAGTTAGATGCAGCTACTTTAGATATATCTGGTGATGCAGACATTGATGGTACTTTAGAAACTGATGCACTTTCTATAAATGGTACAGCAGTTACTAGTACTGCAGCCGAACTAAACATTCTTGATGGAGTTACCGCAACTGCAGCAGACATTAATCTTATAGATGGAATTACAAATGGAACAGTAATAGCAAGTAAAGCTATTATAACGGATGCAAACAAAGACATAACTGGTGGTAGAAATATTACTATTAGTGGAGAGCTTGATGCAGCTACACTAGACATTAGTGGTGATGCAGATATAGATGGTACACTAGAGGCTGATGCAATAACAATCGGTGGAGTTACACTAGCAGAAACTATTTCCGATACTGTAGGTGCTATGGTTACAAGTAATACTGAAACAGGTATTACAGTTACTTATGATGATTCAGACAATACACTAGACTTTGTAATTGGCACACTTAATCAAGATACCACAGGTACAGCAGAATTAGCTACAACAGTCACAGTTTCTGCTAATAACAGCACAGATGAAACTATATTTCCAGTTTTTGTTGACGGTGCAACAGGTGCACAAGGTTTAGAAACAGACACAGGTTTTACATACAATCCTAGTTCAGGAAACTTAGTTATTGGTGGTTCTTTAACTGCAGCTAGTTTAGATATTTCTGGTGACGTTGATGTTGATGGAACATTAGAAGCAGATGCTATAACAGTTAATGGAACAACTTTAGCTGAAACAATTTCAGATACTGTTGGAGCAATGGTAACAAGCAACACTGAAACAGGTGTTACTGTTACTTACGATGACTCTGATAACACTTTAGATTTTGTAATTGGTACACTTAATCAAGATACTACAGGAAACGCTGCAACTGCTACTGCTTTAGAAACTGCCAGAACTATTCATGGTGTATCTTTTGACGGTACTGCAAACATAGATTTATCAGAAGTAATTCAAGATACTGTAGGAGCTATGGTCTCTTCTAATACTGAATCAGGTATTACAGTTGCTTATGAAGATAGTGATGGTACTTTAGATTTTACAGTAGGAACTCTTAATCAAGATACTACCGGTACAGCAGCACTAGCTACTCAAGTTACTATATCTGCTAATAATAGTACAGATGAAACTATATTTCCTGTATTTGTTGATGGAGCTACTGGAAGTCAAGGTTTAGAAACAGATACAGGTTTTACTTATAATCCATCTACAGGTTTATTAACTGCTACTGGATTTTCAGGAAACTTAACAGGCACATTACAAACTGCAGCACAAACAAATGTTACCAGTGTTGGAACATTATCAACCTTAACAGTCTCTGGTGATGTTACTGTAGATACTAATACTCTTAAAGTTGATTCAAGCAATAACAGAGTTGGTATACTTAATGCTTCGCCAGATGTTACTTTAGATGTTGGTAGTGCTACAGATGCTATTCACGTACCAGTAGGTACTACAGCTCAAAGACCTACAGGAGCTGCAGGATACTTTAGATATAACAGCACAACTGGTGGCTTTGAAGGTTTTACAGACTCATGGGGTGCTATAGCCGGTGGCGGTGCAGGAAGTTCTTCTACTTTTGCTAAGAATACTTTTGCAGGAGA